TGCAGGAACTCAGGATATCCAATGTGATATCGAGTATCTGGATAAGTCTTACATTCACGTGTACTTGGACGAGGTGGAGGTTACGGCCTTCACCTGGACCAGCGCCACTAACATACGTCTGAACGCACCTCTGTCTGCTGAGACAAAGGTGCTGCTTATCCGTAAGACAGAGCGAGAGTACTTGTACATTGAGTTCGCCAGCGGCGCTCCCTTCATTGAAGGAAACGTAGACACCCAGAATACGCAGTTCCTGCACCTAGCGCAGGAGCTGGTAGAGGGTCGCGCTATAGACGGGTTCTATGGCAACATTAACATGCACGGGTACCGTATAATCAACCTAGGCAACCCTGTAAACGCAGGGGATGCTGCCAATAAGGGTTACGTGGACTCTGGGGATACTGCACTGGGTGTGCGCATTGATGCAGAGGCTAACACCCGGGCATCAAGGGACTCGGAAGAGATTTCTAACAGGAAACGCGCGGACGATGAGTTAGCCGCGCGCCTGGCTCAGTTAGAGGCAACCTTTATCTCGGGCAGCACCACCACTAGCTACCAGTGGTGGACTGTTCTGACGGAAGACACCGATACCGTTACCCCCGGCGTCGTATTTGACAAGGCACAGGTATCCGTAGCTGGGCAGGGACAAGTTCCAGGCTACAGCTTCGAGGTGGTGAATAACACCATAAAGTTCGCCTCGGTTCTGCGTAAGGGCACGATGGTGTGGGCAATCCTGGGCAAGGATTCAGTCTTACCATCAACAGGGGTAGGCATAGCTGTAGCCAACGCAACTGACACGGCGTCTGCAGTAACTCAGCTGAATGCGCTATTGGCGTCCCTTCGTGGGGCAGGTTTAATCGCCAGTTAATTTTAGGGGTATAATATGGCAGGAGCGGCTAAACGTAGCCGCCTCTCGGAGTTGCACCGCATGTTCACCGAGGCCTTGATTGAAGAAATCAAGCAGTCTAAGGAAGATGAGGTGCCGCTCCCCGCCGCAGATAAATCGGTTATCGCTAAGTTCTTGAAGGACAACGACATCACCGCGGATGCAGATTCCGAGGAGATGCAGGACCTTCGTGATGAATTCGACGACGAATTAGCGGCGCGCAGAGAGGCGCGTAAGCAAGAGATTCTAAATAAAGTTGGTGGTTCAGACTCCGAGGATTTACTAGAAGGAATTGTCTAATGGTATCGGTGAAGACTGCGCGAAGACTGCGCATGCTCAACCAGAAACTTACTGGTTATAGTGCGAACCCGCGCAGTATTCCCAAAGAGGAGCGCGAGGACATCGCGATGATGATGGCCGCTGCGCTAAGTGACTTCCGAGAATTCGCATACATTGGTATGCGGTTCCTGGGCTTTACTCTCACGGACATGCAGGCCGATATCGCAGAGTACATGCAGAAAGGCCCTAGGAAGCGCATGGTGGCTGCGCAGCGTGGCGAGGCTAAGTCTACATTGGCTGCTCTGTACGCCGTCTGGAGGCTCATCCAGGACCAATCCTGCCGTATCCTGATTGTGTCCGGCGCTGAGAAACAGGCGTCAGACGTAGCGAACTTAATCATTCGTATGATTGAGACGTGGCCGCTGCTGTGCTATTTGAAGGCTGACCCTACTCGTGGGGACCGTACTTCATTCGAAGGTTATGACGTACACTGTGACCTTAAGCCGCTGGAGAAATCCGCCAGTGTGGCCTGTGTAGGTATTACCGCGTCGCTGCAGGGTAAGCGCGCGGACCTGCTGATTCCAGATGATATCGAGACCACCAAGAACGGTTTAACGCAAACCCAGCGTGAGCAGCTGCTGATGATTTCTAAAGACTTTGCGGCTATCTGTACGCACGGGGATACGCTGTACCTGGGTACCCCGCAGACCAAGGACAGTATCTATAAAACCCTGCCGGGACGTGGCTTCGAGGTCCGCGTGTGGCCTGGGCGCATTCCGTCTGTTGAAATGGAAGAGCGATATGGAAGTACACTTGCTCCTTATATCCTGGAGCTTATTGAGCGCGGCTATAAACGCACCGGCTTCGGCGTCGACGGGACGCTAGGCGAGAGCACGGACACCGGACGCTATGACGAGGATGCACTGATTGAGAAAGAGCTGGACTTTGGTCCAGAAGGCTTCCAGCTGCAGTACATGCTCGACACTACCCTGTCCGACCAGATGCGTACGCGCATCAAGCTTTCGGATATGCTGGTTTACTCTGGTAGCCAGGATTCCTCCCCGGAGACATTCTCCTACATTGCGGACCGCCGGTACCTGTACCAGCACGAGCATGAGGGGATTATGGGCCAGCAGATGTACTTCCCGGCATTTTACGGGGATATGCACCTGCCGTACCAGCATAAGGTGCTGGTGGTGGACCCGGCTGGGTGTGGCGGGGACGAAGTGTCCTACGCTGCTGGTGGTGCTGCGAACTCGTACATTCACCTATTCTCCGTAGGCGGCTTCCAAGGAGGTATCAGCGAAGAGAACATTGATAAACTGATTGACCTGTGCGTAGAGTTAGACATCCCGGACATGGTGGTGGAGAGCAACATGGGGCACGGTACCGTGTCTATGCTTATCCTGAACCGTTTACGGGAGCGGCGACTCGCCGGTATCGGTGTAAGGGACCTGAACAACTCCACGCAGAAGGAACGTCGTATCATCGACACAATCAGCCCAGTTACTCGTCGTCACCGCCTGGTAGTGCATGAGCGTGCTATCCACGACGATATCAGTACCTGTATGGCATACTCCCGCGATAGGCGTTGGCTGTACTCTGCGTTCGCGCAGTTGTCCGGTATCACGTACGACCGCGGTAGTCTGGCTAAGGATGACCGAGCAGACGCAATCGCCATGATGGTAGCCACGCTGAACGGGCATTTGGTGGAAGATGAGAAAGTGGTGGCTGAGCGTGAGTCTGAGAAAATGGCTCGGGCCTTCATTGAGAACCCGCTGGATTGGGCACAGAACAAAGTGTCTAAGGGCCTTCGGGGTGTAGCTGCTCGGCTGCAGAACCGGGGCAGAGGTAAACAACATAGAGGAAGAAGATAATGGCATCAATCATCGCGGCTAAAACTGCGGACGTACAGTACGCCATTGTAGGCACGTGCCAGAACCTGGAGAAGCAGGTGCAGCCGGACTACAACGTAGGCTTCGTAGGTACGGCTGCCCTGACTAAGCTGAACGCGTTCTTCACGTACATGCAGTCCCAGGGTTATACGGCCACCCGCGCCGGTACAGCCTTCAAGGATGACGGTACGCTGCAGGCGCGCCTATTCAGCATGCTGTCGCAGCTCTCCAAGACTGGTTATGTCGCCCTTACGGGTACAGGTATGCCGCTCGGAGAGGGTTCTGGTACAGCGTTTGACGCATCATTCACTGCACTGCAAAGTGCGTTCGTAGCCGCTACTGACGCGGCAGCATAAGGAGATTACACATGGCAATTGCAAAAGCAACCTCAGCGCAACAGCAGGAGCTGCTGCGTCAGCTGAACATTCTCAGTAAGGACCTGTATGCTATCCTTACGCAGCCGCAGAACGTAGCTCAGACTGGTGCTGCCTTCGATACCAAGATTGCTGCACTTGAAGCTGCAGTAGCCGCAGTGAAGGCTGCTAGCTAATGCGTAAGCTGGTCGCTGGGTTACTGCTCGCGGTTACTCTGACTGGTTGCTCGGCGACCTCTGCACTCACCGGCTTAGTTGGTTCTAAGCCGGATGTATCTGCTCAGGTTGGTGCCGAGAATACCAAACAAACCGTTGGCTTGAATAACAAGGTGGATTCCAGCACCACCAACAAAACTGATGTATCAGATTCTAACGTAGGCACTTTGGACACGTCCAGTAAGAAGCAGGTGCAAACTATTAGCACTGGGACAATCCAGGCGGAGCGCCTGCAGGTGGTTAACAATGATAGTTACAGTCTTATCCTCGCCGGATTAGCTGGGGCCAGCATCCCTCTGGTCTTCCTAGTCGTCATTCTGGTGATTCGTAAGCTGTTCAGAAAGAAGGGGCAGCAGGATGATTAAGGTAGGGGACGTAGTTGGGG